AAGAGTCAAAAGAATAACCTATGAGGAGGTTATAGATGGACAAGCATCTAGCAGACCTATACACAAAGAAGAAGGGTCTGGATCTAGAATGGGAACAGGATCATCTTAAAGAGGGTAGATATACTCTCAATATGGTTAAGATTGACAGAAAAGTCAGAGAAGTAATTAGCCATATAAAACTTGCAGAAGCTAAAAAAGCACATCTGCAGAATAAGGTAGATAACGCTGCCCCACAAGTTTCTGTAGCTACTTAATAAAAAGCTACATCGTTGAATAAATTCAATTCACACTACAGGCTCTCTTGCGCTCTACTCAAAACTAGTATATAAAAAACTCACTATACATTAAATCAGAACATAGACGCGTATAGTCGACGGCCTAGAGACTATGTTCGTTAAACTAGGAGGATTAATACTATGGCAAATACTACATTTCAGGGACCGGTCCGATCGGAAAACGGTTTCGAGATAATTAAAAAAAACGCAACAACAGGCGCTGTTAAGTCTACGATGAGTCTTAAAGAGTTCACTGCTACAATAACTGTTGCAGCAGGTGACACTACTGGAAAAGAATCATCTATTCAGATTCCTACAAACTTTATTCCATTAGGAATTGGTGTTGTAGTTACATCAGCAGCTGCAAATAATGTTAACTTAGTTGACGTTGGAACAGACGCTGACACAGACGGTTATGTTGACGGAGCTTCTTTAGCAGTTAACACAACTGGTTGGAAAGGTTTCTTAGGATGCAACGGTGTACTAGGTATGTCTGGATTCCAACCAGGAATTGCAGGTTTAGCTGGAGACGAAGTAGAGATTGTTTTATCTGGAGCACCAGGTGGAACAGGCGTAACTATTGCGTTAAAAGTGTTTGGAATTGATTCAACATCTGACACTGAGTAATAAATAATTTTGTGGGGCTTCGGCCCCACATAAATTTTTAAGGAGAAAAATATGGCAGGTGGAGGATCTTTTGCAAGCGATCAAAAATTTACAACACTAACAGCAGATGGTAAATTTAAAACTATCACTGGTGGTGGAACTGATTTAGGTCCTTGTAGAGTTACATACATAATGGCACATGGGTTAGCAAACTCTGTTGTCAAACTACACGACGGAACTACAAATGCAGGTTCTTTAGAATTTCAAGCTAAATTTGGAACTGAAGGTTTAGATGTATTTGTCCCTGGTTCTGGTATAAGATTTAAAACAGGAGTCTTTTTAGATTTAACTAACACAGACTCTGTAACTATAGGATATACTGGATAATGAAGAGTGACGTAAAAGCAGTTAGAAGAACATCAGCAGGAACTATATTCGGAGGCAGAACTAGATTAAGAGGAATTATTTTAGCTTCAACCGGTTCAGCTGGCACTGTTATTTTAAGAGATGGAAATGCAGTAGATCAATTTCAAGTTGATGTACCAGCAGGAGATGTTTTTTCTTATAACTTAGCTGAAGATGGAATATTGTTTGAAGGCGGAATGTCAGTTCAAACACTTACAAACGCTACTGTTACTGTTGTTATAGATAAGTAGGAGGCTAAATGGCAAACACAACCTCTGGAACACACACGTTTGAGAAAGGGTTTTCTATTGATGAAATTATAGAAGAGTCTTTTGAAAGAATGGGTATTCAAAATGTTACTGGATACCAATTAAAAACTTCTAGAAGATCTCTTAATATAATGTTTCAAGAATGGGAAAACCGTGGAATTCATTATTGGCAAGTTGCAAACAATAATATTACTTTAGTTGCAGACCAAGCAGTATATACGATGTTTAGATCAGCAGGAGATGGTACTTCAAGTGCAACAGCCGTATATGGTGTTGATGACGTATTAGAGGCTAGTTATAGAGATAACAATGTTGATACACCGTTAACTAAAATAGCAAGATCTGCATATCAAGCTTTATCAAACAAAACATCTACAGGTCAACCATCACAATATTTTGTACAAAGATTTATAGATAGAGTTACAATAACTTTATATCAAACACCTGGCACATCACAGGCAGGAAAATTTATAAATTATTATTATGTAAAAAGAATTCAAGATGCAGGAGCGTATACAAATGCAACTGACGTACCATATAGATTTGTACCTTGTATGGTATCTGGTTTAACTTTTTATTTATCACAAAAGTATGCACCACAAAGAACACAAGAATTTAAATTATTATATGAAGATGAATTACAAAGAGCTCTATCAGAAGATGGTTCATCATCAAGTACTTACATAACACCTAAATCTTATTTTACGGAGGTTAACTAATGGCTACTGGTAAGTATGCAAAATTTATATCTGATAGATCTGGTATGGAGTTTCCATATAAAGAAATGAGGGTAGAATGGAATGGTGCAAGAGTTCATATGTCAGAGTATGAAAAGAAACACCCACAACTAGAACCAAAAAGATTTACAGCTGAACCACAAGGCTTACGTAATGCAAGACCTGCAAGAGTTGAACCAGCAGTTGCAAGATTGTTAGGACCTAATCCATTTAGAATGAATCAAGGTATTGCTACAGTATTTGTATCAGAACCTAATCATGGAAGATCTGCAAATGATGTAGTTAGATTTAGAAATGTAGAAGGAACCCCAGGAGGATTTGCAAACACAGTATTTGAAAACGCTAATGGATTTAGTATAAGTATTGTGGATACAGACAACTATAGTTTTGCTGTGCCGTCTGCAGCACCTGGAGGTTGGACAGTAACAGAAGACGCAGGAGGCATGACAGTTACAGCAGGACCAGTAACTCTAGACGCATAATGGCATATACTTTAACAAACTTAACAGATGATATTAGAAACTACACCGAAGTAGACGATGGTGTTTTAACAACTGCAGTTGTAAATAGATTTATACAAAATGCAGAAAATAGAATTTACAGAGAAATAGATTCAGATGATAACAGACATTATGCTACATCAAACTTAGCTGTTGGAAATAGATATGTAACTATTCCATCTGATCTTAGAAATATTAGATACGTACAATTAAAAGATACAAACGTAAATCCAAACACACAAACATTTTTAGAGAAAAAAGATACCAGTTATATGGCAGCATTTTATGATACGCCAAGCACAGCTTCTGGAATACCGAAGTATTATGCTAACTGGGATGCAAACTTTTGGGTAGTAGCACCTACTCCAAACGCTACTTATGAGATAACACTGGCTTATATGAAACAGCCTGTGAGTCTGACAGATGCTACAAAAAGTGGAACTGGGACTTACTTATCTAATAAGTATCAAGACTTACTTTTATACGCCTCGCTCGTAGAAGCATATGGATACTTGAAAGGTCCAGTAGATATGTTACAATACTACGAAGCGGCTTATAAGAGAGCTGCAGCTTCATATTCTATTGAACAAGAAGGTAGAAGAAGAAGGGACGAATATCAAGATGGTGTTATTCGTAACAGTATAAAATCACCATCACCATAATAAGGAGATATAAAGTATGGCAAACATAGTACCTAATTCTTTCAAGTCCGGCTTGTTAAAAGGAACTTTTAATTTTGACACTTCTGGAAATGGAGGAAACACTTTCAAGTGTGCTTTGTATACTAGCATAAGTAACTACAGTACATCCTCAACTGTATTCCTATCAGGAACAGGACAGGGTGAAGTCAATCCAAGCGGAACAGGTTATTCAGCGGGTGGAAATACATTAACAAACAACGGAATTGCAGGAACAACAACTGCATACGTTGACTTTGCTGATTTAACTTTTCCATCTGTTACATTGACTGCTGCAGGAGCTGCGATATACAAATCAACTGGAGGCGGAAACGAGCTTGTACTAGTTTTAGATTTTGGTGGCAATAAAACAGCAACTAACGGAGACTTTGTTATTCAGTTTCCTACTGCTGATGCTTCAAATGCTATTATTAGATTAGGCGACGCGTAATAGAGGATTAAATAAATGGCTTTTGTACTTAACGACAGAGTTAAACAGACGAGTACGTCTACTGGCACAGGAACTATAAACCTATCAGCTTCTGCTGAAACAGGTTTTGAAACTTTTGTTGCTGGTATCGGAACTACAAACAGTACGTTCTACTGTATATCTCACGATGGAACTTCTGAGTTTGAGGTCGGTATTGGAACTGTAACAGATGCATCACCTGATACACTTTCTAGAGATACCGTTATCTCCTCTTCAAACTCTGATAACAAAGTGGATTTTACAGCAGGAACTAAAACTGTATTTTGTACTTATCCTGCAAAACGTGCACCGTCTGCAAGTATGACAGCTACAACTTACATAACAACACACTCTTCTACAATTTCTGATGTTCAAACAATGGACTCAGGAGTTTTAGCAGGACCAGTGACTGTATCAGGAACTGTAACAGTAACAGGTAATTTGGTAATTATATAATGAGTCAGATAGAAGTAGATAAGATAATTCCACAGTCAGGCACCAACTTACAAGTCGGTGAAGCTGGTGATAGTTTAATATTTCAAAATGATGTTATTCCAAACTCTGCTTTAGTAAATGAACAAATTACAATTAATGGTGTTGCTGTAAACTTAGGTGGTTCAGCTACTATACCAACAGAAACACAACCAGTTATATCTAGTTTTACACCAACAGTTATAGATGCAGATGTGGGTGGTACAATAACTGTTACAGGACAGAATTTTGCATCGATACCAAAAGTAGAACTACAAAGAGCGAATGGTGCTTTTCAATCTGCAACATCTGTTACATTTACAAGCGCAACATCTATTTCATTTACAACAGGTACAGCTGGTTTAACAAATGGACAAAACGTTAGAATTTTAGTTACAAATCCAGACGGTAATGCAGCTAGAAGTTCATCTGATTTAGTTGTATCAGATGGCCCAGTTTTTCAAACTACAAGTTTACCTAACGGAGAATCAAATACAGCTTACTCACAAAATATAGATGTAACAGGAGATAGTGCTGTAACTATAGGCACATCTGTTGTATCAGGTGCATTACCTGCTGGCATAACTATTGGATCAACAACTAATCCAAGTGGCTCTACGTACAGAGCAGTGATATCAGGAACAATGCCAACTATCACAAGTACAACTGTGTACAGCTTTACTGTTAGAGCAACAGATGCTCAAGGTCAAACTACAGATCAAGCGTTGTCAATTACATCAACTGCTGGTATAGGTAACTCTGGAGGATTCTGTTAATGGCATCGGCACGTTTAACAAAAACTATTTCATCAAGTACAGGTAAAATATTTACTCTGAGTGTGTGGCTTAAAAAAGCTGATAATGCTGCTATTAGCACAATATTTCATTTAACAAGTGATAGTAATACTAATAAATACATAGAAATTGCTTCAAAAAGTGGTTATGGAATAGATTTTCAATTAAAAAATGGTACTAGTGGCACTAATGGTACTTATTTAAGAAGAAGAACTACTAGAGTATTAAGAGATCTTTCTGCTTGGTACCATATAGTTATTAGGTTTGATAGTACAAATAGTACTGCAAGTGATAGGGCAAGAATTTATATAAATGGTGAACAAGCTACAGATATTGATCAAGATGGCACACCAGATGTGCCATTGAATTTTGTATCGGATTTAAATAATGCTAGTTCTAATTTATCTTTAGCTGGTTTTGTAGGTGGTAGCAATTATCTTAATGGTCAACTAGCACATTTTCATTTTACAGATGGTTATTCTTATGCACCGACTGAATTTGGTGAAACAGATGCAACAACTGGAATTTGGAAACCAAAAACTTCACCATCAGTTACTTATGGTACAAATGGTTTCTTTTTAAGATTTGATAACTCAGCAAATATGGGGTTAGATTCATCTGGTCAATCAAATAATTTTACAACTAATGGGACAATTATTCAAGCTAAAGACACACCTACTAATGTTTTTGCTACACTAAATCCTTTAAATGTTCCAACAAGTAATGCACCTACATTTTCAAATGTAAATTCAAAAGGAACATCAAATTCATCAGGAAAATTTATAGGCAGTTCTACAATAGGAGTAAGTTCTGGTAAATGGTATATGGAAGTAAAAGTCACAGAACAAAGTGGTAGTAATTCTTATATTGGTGTTGCTGATGAGATTGGCACTATTGAAAATGCAAGAAATAATGGAAATGGATATGGAAATGGTATTTTATATAGAACAAATGGACAGTATAGAACATCAACTAATGGCTCAACGACAGATGTTAATTATGGAAATTCTTATGCACAAGGCGATATAATTGGTATTGCTTTAAATTGTGATGATAATGAAATAGTTTTTTATAAAAATGGAACTGCTCAAAATAGTGGCACTGCTATATCAATTCCAACTCCTGATGGTTTTTTATTTTTAAATATTTCTTTAGGTAGTGCAGCAGAAGAAAGTTTTGAAGTAAACTTTGGTAATGGATATTTTGGAACAACTGCTGTAACATCAGCACAAAATCCAACTGATGGAATAGGTATTTTTGAATATACCCCACCAACAAATTACAGAGCATTATGTACTAAATCAATTAATGCACAGGAGTATAGTTAATGGCACAGATAAATAAACCAGGATTACATTTTAATACAGTTCTTTATACAGGAAATGGTTCTACTCAATCTATAACAGGAGTTGGTTTTCAACCAGATTGGGTTTGGGTTAAAGAAAGAACTTCAACATCATCTCATCAATTAGTAGATGCAGTAAGAGGTTACAATAAAAGATTGTTTAGTAATTCAAATTCTGCACAAGCAACAGATAGTTCTCCTTATAATGATTTTAAATCATTTGACACAGATGGATTTAGTATTGGTAATGGTGGTGCAGTAAATGAAAACTCACAAACTTACGCTTCATGGAATTGGAAAGCAAATGGTGCAGGTTCAGCTAATACAGATGGTTCAATAAATTCAACTGTTAGTGTTAATACAACAGCAGGGTTTAGTATTGTTCAATACACAGGAACAGGAAGTAATGCAACAGTAGGACACGGCTTAGGTGTTGCTCCTGCATGTGTTATTATAAAATGTATGAATGATGCTCAAAACTGGAGGGTATATCACAGAGGAATGGATGCTACAGCTCCAGAAGATTTTGCTTTAATACTTAACAACACTACTACTAGAGATAATGATAACACTGCTTTTAATGATACTGCACCAACGTCTACAACTTTTAGTATTGGAACAAGTGCAACTATAAATCAAAATGGTAATATAATGATAGCTTACTGTTTTGCAGAGAAAAAAGGTTTTTCAAAGTTTGGATCTTACACAGGAAATGGAAGTACAAATGGACCATTTATTTACACTGGGTTTCGACCTGCATTTGTAATTCAAAGAGAAATAGGTAATACAAGAGACTGGACTATGATTGATGATAAAAGAGCTCCTTTTAATGTTATGGATGAAAGATTAGTGCCTAACGAAAGTGCTGCGGAAGTAACAAATAACGACACAGATTTTTTAAGTAATGGTTTTAAATGCAGAGGAAATCAAACAAATACAAATGGAAATAACGGATCATATATTTATATGGCTTGGGCAGCAAACCCCTTGGTAGGAACAAATAATGTGGCGGGGACAGCAAAATAATGAGTGAAGTAAAAGTAAATAAAATAAGTCCAAGATCAGGAACTGGTGTACAGCTAGGAGATAGTGGTGATACTATTACTATTCCAGCAGGTGCAACATTAACTGGTACACAGAATATTGCAAACACTGCATTAGTAGGATCAGGGCAAATTACAATCAATGGTTCAGCAGTAGCTCTTGGTGGATCAGTAACAATTGCTACAGAGTCAAGACCAACATTTTCATCTATTACACCATCAACAATTGAAAACACACAGACTACTTGTGTCATAGCTGGTGGTAGTTTTGTATCTGTACCTTTGGTTACAGCTATTAACAGTTCTACAGGAGCACAAGTTGTAGCTGATGAAGTAGCTTTTAACTCAGCATCACAGATTACAGTTAAGTTTACTTTACCTGTTGATGGAACTTATAAATTATATATTGAAAACCCAGATGGTAATGCAGTACAAACAGCTGCTGTACTTACAGTTTCTGATGTGCCAGCGTGGGTAACTGGAGCAGGATCATTAGGTTCGTTTTCTGGTGGAGATAATATTGGAACAATTACACTTACTGCAACAAACTCAACAGGCATGACAGTACAATCAGGATCATTACCTGGTGGAATTACATTGAATAGTGGATCAGGATCGTCTACATTGACTGGAACTGAATCTGGTGCTAGTTCGGATACAACTTTTAATTTTACTATTCGGGCAACAGATGCTGAAGGGCAAACTGCGGATCGTGCGTTTAGTTTAACATTTAATTTTGGAGCAAATAACTCAGGGAGATTTAACTAGGATAATATTATGGCAAACAGTTATTTATTTAGAAATTTTACAAGTGCAGGAAATAGAAAAACATTTACTTTTAGTGCATGGGTTAAATTTTCTGATGCTTCTTCAATTAGTACATTATTTGCAACTGGAGCAGATAGTGAAAATAGATTAATATTTATAAGACATGATAGTGGTAGTGGTAGTGCTTTAAAAGTAGATGGTAAAACTTCAACAAATCAAACTATTGAAGTAAGAACAAATAGAGCTTTTAGAGATACCAATGCTTTTTATCATATTGTTTTAAGAGTTGATACAACACAATCAACTGCATCCGATAGGGTAAGAATTTATGTTAATGGTGTTCAAGAAACTTCATTTGCACAATCTACATATCCATCTCAAAACTATGATACAGAAGTTAATAAAACAGCTAATCACATGGTTGGTAGATATTCATATAGTGCTTCAAATTATATGAATGGTTATATGAGTCATGTTGCATTTGTAGATGGTGCGTCTTTAGCTCCAACATCATTTGGTCAAACAGATTCTACATCAGGTATATGGAAATTTAAATCTCCATCTGGTATTACTTGGGGTACTAATGGTTTTCATTTAAAATTTGAAAACTCTGGTAATTTAGGTTTAGATAGTTCTAGTAATACTGCTAACTGGACATCTCAAGGAAATTTAAAACAAAGTTTATCTACTCCATCAAATGTTTACAATACTTGGAATTTTAATAATAAATATAACAATATGACTATTCAAAATGCTGGAACAGCTATTGCATGGCAACAAACAAGTGGTAATGCTTGGTGTGCAAGTAATTTAGGTGTTGATTCTGGTAAATGGTATTGGGAATGGAAAGCAGAATCAGAACATCCTGAAGCTAATACTTGGGGTGCAATGTCAGTTGATTCAACAGGATTTACAGACCCAAAAACTGATAGTGGTGTTTGGTGTATGAATCAAGGTGTAAAACATAATGGAAGTAATGGTGGTTCTTATGGTTCACAAATTGATATTGGAAATATTGGAATGGTAGCTGTTGATATGGATAATGGAAAAATTTGGTTAGGTGAAAATGGAACTTGGTTTGCAAGTGGAGATCCAGCTGCTGGTTCTAATGCAATGTACACAAATTTATCTGGAAAAACAGTAACACCTTTTCATGCAGATACTTACAGTACATATACACCTTATAGTTCATATAATTTTGGTGAAGGTAGATTTGGTACAACTGCTATTAGTTCTGCAGGTTCAAATGGTAATGGAAGTTTATTTGAATATGATGTACCATCTGGATTTTACGCATTAAATACAAAAAATATTAATACATATGGATAGGATATAATATGGCATACGCATCAATTACAAAACCAAGTTTACATTTTAATACTAAACTTTATACAGGTAATTCATCTACATTAAATGTAACTGGTGTAGGTTTTCAACCTGATTTTACATGGATTAAAGATAGAACTTCATCAGGAGATGACCATGCTTTATTTGATGCTGTAAGGGGTGTAACAAAAAGAATTAGGTCAAATCAAAATGATGCTGAAAATACAGATTCAAACTCATTAACTGCTTTTGATAGTGATGGTTTTACAGTTGGCACAACTGGTGCAGTAAATGGAAATGGAGACACTTTCGTATCATGGAATTGGAAAGCAAATGGAGCAGGTTCAGCTAACACAAGTGGAACTATAAATACTACATCTACTTCTGCAAACACAACTGCTGGATTTAGTATAATAAAATATACAGGTACAGGTTCTAATGGAACAGTTGGTCATGGATTAGGGGTAGCTCCTGAAATGATTTTAGGTCCAAAAGTGCTTACAACAAATAACGATTTCATGGCTGGACATGATGGTTTAGATGCTACTAATCCCTGGCATAAATATTTTTATCTTAATGCTACTAGTGCTGCTGCTGATGCTGATACTATGTGGAATGATACAGCACCAACATCAACTGTTATTAGTTTAGGCACACATAGTTATGTAAATTATTCTGGTAGAGATTATATTATGTATGCTTTTGCATCTGTAAAAGGTTTTAGTAAATGTGGAAGTTATCTTGGTAATGGTACTTCAACTTTTGTATATACAGGTTTTAAACCAAGATTTTTAATGATAAAAAATAGAAGTGAATCTAATGGGTGGTTAATGTTGGATTCATCAAGAACAACATCAAATCCAATGGGTGCTTATATATATGCAAATGCTAGTTCTGCAGAGGGTACAGTAACTTATGTAGATTTTTTATCTAATGGTTTTGCTTTAAAATCAACAAGTAGTGTAGCAGTTAATAAAAGTGGAAACACTTTTGTTTATTATGCAGTTGCAGAAGAACCTCTAGTAGCTAACGTAGGAGAAAGTATACCGGCAACGGCAAGATAATTATGAGTAGTATATTAAAAGTAGATACAATTCAGGACCAAAGCGGTAATCTAATCATCAGTAAAGATTCTGGTGGTGGCGGATTTGAGGGAGACTATTTTTCTTC